TAATATATCCAAAACCCCCATTTTTTATCTTCTGACTAAATACATGCAGGTCCTTTGAGACCAATTAACTTAGGAGATTTAAAATGGCACAAATTCCATTAGTATCAGGCGGTTCACAACCAGTATTTGCAACTGACGTTCTTAACGGACCACAGTTAGCAGCAAACACAGCATACACACCTGCTGGCACACCAACAAACTTTGCTGGTCCAAAATTAGACTTTTTTGGCGTTGGCTTAGGTAATTCAGCTTATAACCAAGCTGGTGTTAACGGCGCAGTTCAGTTGATTCTTCAAACAATTCAACAGACAGCTACAGTTGCTATCTATCAAGTAGATAACACAGCTAACACAGTTAACATGAGTTTAGCAATTTACCCAACAGCAGCTTACACAGCTACAACTTTGCAAGCTACTATCCAAGCATTGGGCAATATCCAAAACTCAACAGCTGGAACATATTGTAACGTAGCAGCAGCTACAGTTACTAATGTTGGTTTCCGTTTAGCTTCTACAGCTACTAGTGACAGCTAATTTAAAGTTTACTTTAAAGCACAAAAGCACCGCAAGGTGCTTTTTTGTTGACTTTAATTTCTATGCTAGTTACAATGGGTTAAATATACCTATATTATGACAGTTAGTAAGATTACAGAAGTTACCATATTCGAAAGTCCAGATGGCGGCCGCACAGTATATGCTAGGCAGCCTGGGCAACAACATCGAGAATTACATTCGCGAGATCCTTTATTGGATAAAGAATTAGCAGATATCGAACGACAACGCCGTTGGATGGAAATATTTCATGCTAGAAATGGTAATACGGCACTCGATGAATTATGTGAGCAAGTTGAAATTTTATATGAACTGTCTAAAAGTTCAGAATGAGATTTACTTGTAAAACCTTCTTTGATATTACTGTCACTGGCGTTACTGGACATTATAAATCATCACGAATTCCGTTCAAAGATTCAGATGGTAATAGTATCGAAGACGAATTATCGTGGAATAAAGCCAGAAATCAACAAAGAAATTGGGAAACTATTACTCAATTAATCAGTTTGCGAACACAAATTTCTCGATTACAAACACCCAAGAAAGACAATAATATTTGGAGTTTTGAATTTGAAACCGAAACACCCTATGTGTTTGGGCCCGAAGAAAACCCGACTGAAATGTTATTGTCTGACTCGGCAGGAGTTCCTATGCTAGTAGGTTTGGGAAATAATAAAAATTTAACTCCATTTTTGGTTGTTACAGGCAATGAGCAAAATATTTGGTTTGACATATTACAATAAATATATGATACTAAAATAGGATCGATTATGAGTGTTGAAGCTACGGATATTGAAAAGAAAAGTCTAGAGGCCCATGTGGAGCTCTGTGCTGAACGCTATAATGCGTTGGAAGACAAAATGGTTGCTATGGCTGAAAATATTGCACATCTTTGTTCTATGGTCCAGGAGGTTAAATCTAGTGTTAGTAAATTAGCCGAAAAAAATACAGATAGACTAATTAGTTGGGGCATTGGCATTATTGGGTTTTTGTCCGCTTCGACTATCTATCTTATATCCCACTACGTCATTAAATGATTGAAAATACACAAGAACTCAACAAGTTATTCCGAAAAGAATTTCCAGATTTATCTGCCAATCTTATTTGGCAAAATGATGCCGGCGGATATGAGGTATTTGACCGCTATGTAATAACCCCTGAAAAACACGGGTTTCGTGTACATTGTTCGGCAACAGATGTTGGTTTGTTTAGTACTACAAAAACCGCATTAAGCTGGTGTATAGCCGACAAATATACCCATCATAATTTAGCCCGCGATATACTAACATTAGATAATAAGTTAAGTTCATTAACTTCAGATATAGCAACAAGAGCTAATTTAGCGGATCGTAGTAAGCAACCTTTGTTCCGAGAAACCGTCGAAACCAAGCTAGAAACTAAGATTATACGCAAAAAACAAGTAGAGCAACAATTAACCAAATGTGTAAATTTTGCTAAATACTGTCAACAACGAGGATTTAATAATGAAACTGTTCGAACTGGCAACAACAAAGCCAAGCAAACAAGCCGCTAAGGTATTTGAGAGTTATTTTGGTGACTCCATTAATGTAGACGTAATGTCCGCAAAACAAGCACGATTAATGCTGTCTAAAGTACGCAAGCTCGTAAATGAGCATAAGTCTACAGCCGCTTATCATAGCTCAGAGCAAAACCCAACTTACTTAAAGTTAATGATGATGGAGCGAGTGCTAGTTACTAAAGTTAACGAAACTCCTACAGTAGCGGTTGGTTCAACAGCTGGCGCTAATCAAAATCAAACAATGTCCACGCAAGGTATGCCTCCAACTAATCCAGCTGTAGCCGCAGGTGATCAAGCTAAAAAGCAACAACAGCAAGCACAGGTTAATAACATTAGCGATCCTAAACTTAAAGTAGCTATGCAAAAAGCTCAACAGGGACAAGCATTAAATCCAGCTGACCAACAATTAGTTGCTCAAGCTGCTCTTCAAACAGAAAGTAAACAATTGAGAACAAGTTTATATCGCATACTTCGCGAATCAGAAGTACAACAAGCACAAGTAGTACTAGCATCACAGGACATGGTTGACGAAGTTCAAAAAATGTCTGAGCAAGTAAGCGCAATGCAATTTAAAGATTTGCCAGCCTTGGTTGATCAAATTAAAAATCAAATTGGTGTTGACCAAGCTATGCAATTCAACACAGACGCAACAGCCGCTCTTGCTGGCTTGTTACAAAACTTACAAGGTGCTCGTCAACAATTAGATCAAGCACTTGGTGTAGTTACAGGTCAAGCTGCTCCTTCTATTCCAGGAGAAGATGAACTTGGTGCCGATTTAGGTGCTGAAGATGGCGCCGACTTAGGTGCTGAATTAGGCGCTGAAGTTGCTGGCGAAGAAGGTATGGACGAGTTGCCACCAGAAGAACCAGAAGCTCCTGAAATGGGCGGCGCAGGTTTAGGTCGCGCTAAACGCAAGTAATGTTAATATTTGAAGTAGAAAATCTAAATCAATCTGGCAAGGTTGATTCTGGCAAGCTCATGGCCCTGACACAATTTCTTGCTGGCCGTGCCGGAGATACAGATTCTAAAAAACAGATTTCTACACAGGCGTTTGTTGACTTGGCACAAAGCCTTGGGGTCAATGTTACCGCCGATACCTTAGGCGATTTAATTGCTAAAGAACCACTTAGCAATGTCTTGCTACCATACGAGCCTAACTCAAATGTAGTTAAGTTCAAAGGTAATACAGATGTCACAGATACTTCAATGGACACGGATCAAGCTGAAAAAATAGTAAACTCGAATGCCAAATCCGCTATGAAGCGCGGATTTTCTAAATAAATCAACAGCATAAAGCGGTTGACAATCAATCCAAAACTAAGTACAATTACTGCAGTAATACAAAAAGGAGTAGCAAAATGAAAAAAATTATTTTATCATTGTTGTTAGTAGTATCAGCTCTAGGTGCTAGTAATGCTAACGCATGGTGTTGCTATCGTGGCGGTTATTATCATGGCGGATACAATAGTTGGGTTGCTCCAGCAATCATTGGTGGCGTGGTAGGATATAGCATTGCTCGTCCATACTATGCCCAGCCAGTGTATGTTCAACCGGTATATGTCCAACCACAACCACAAGCGGTATATGTACAACAACCAAATCCATCAAATTATCATCAAGAAAATATCCTTGATGCAAATTGTAATTGTTACAGGACAGTATTGGTCCCAAACTAAATGAAGTTTCTATATACATTCTGTATTTTAATTAGCATGTCTGATATTTCGGCTGCCGGGTTAGGAAATTTAATTAGCGATTTGAGCAAAAAACCGATAGCAACACCACACCCAGCACCGCAGGCTCCTAAACCACCAGCACCACCGGTAAAAAAATAATGGCATACTCAGACGCTGTAGTTGATCACTACGAAAATCCTCGCAATGTTGGTAAAATGGATATCACTGATACTACTGTAGGTACAGGCCTAGTTGGTGCTCCGGCATGCGGTGACGTTTTAAGATTACAAATTAAAGTAGAAGATGGAATTATAACAGATGCGAAATTTAAAACATACGGGTGTGGGTCGGCGATCGCGAGTAGTAGTCTCGTCACAGAATGGGTCAAGGGTAAAACGCTGGACGAAGCTAGCGCAATTAAGAATGCTGATATTGCCGAGGAGCTCTGTCTCCCGCCGGTTAAAATCCATTGTAGTATCCTTGCGGAAGACGCTATTAAAGCGGCAATAACCGACTATCTAAACAAGCAATGATCACAGTAACCGATACTGCTGCTAAAAAGATTAAATCTAATCTCGAAAAAAGAGGAAAAGGGATTGCTATCCGTATAGGTATCAAAACAACCGGATGCTCGGGACTTGCTTATATTATGGAATATGTCGACAACCTGTCAATAGACGATGTATTATTGTCAGATGAAAAAACCAATACAGTTATAGTTACGGATCCCAAATCTTTACCTATGGTTGCTGGTATTACTGTAGATTATGTACGACAAGGTCTTAATGAAGGATTTGAATTTATTAATTCTTTGGAGAAAGATCGTTGCGGTTGCGGAGAGTCATTTCGGATATAGTAAGGTTGACTTTTTAGAAGTCAATTTGCTATACTAGATATAATGTATAATCCAAAATTTCCGTATCACGAATTATCACGAACAAGCGAAGATGGCAAACGCTTATATCTTACTCCCGACGGTAAAAAGGTCCCAAGTGTAACTACAATTCTATCAGCTACTGAGCCGAAAGAAAAGAAGGAAGCACTACAAAATTGGCGCAAGCGTGTTGGGGTAGATAAAGCCCAAGCGATCACTACCGAAGCGGCTAATCGCGGTACACGAATGCACACGTACTTAGAAAAGTACATTAAAGATGGCGCAATGCCCGAACGAGGATCTAATCCGTTTGGATGGGCTAGTCATGCTATGGCGCAAACAGTTATCGAACAAGGACTTAAAAATGTCGATGAATTATGGGGTGTAGAAATCCCATTATTTTTTCCTAGCTTGTATGCGGGCACCACAGATGGATGTGGTATCCATATGGGCGATGAAAGTATTATTGATTATAAGCAAACTAATAAACCTAAAAAGCAAGAGTGGATTCAAGATTATTACTTACAATTAGTAGCTTACGCATTAGCTCACAACGAAGTATATGGCACCAACATTCGTAAAGGTGTGGTTTTAATGTGCGTAAAACCTGAAGTAGATGAAATGGGGAATTTACTTACAGAACCCCAATATCAGGAATTTATATTAGATCCCAAAGACTTTGATTATTGGGAAAATGAATGGTGGAAACGTTTGGAGCTCTACTACTTGATTAGCTAAATACTGTATAATAAGGAATACAGTAAATGGCTATTGTCCAAATCTCTCAGATTACTAACCGCTTAGGTTTAAACATAGATTTACCCCAATTAGCGGGTGCTGAACTAGGCTGGTCTACTGACACTCGTCAGCTTTATATCGGTAACGGTACTTTAGAACAAGGTGCTCCTGTTATCGGGAATACCGAGATTTTAACAGAATTCTCTGACATTCTTAACTTAGCTGGTAGCTATACTTACAAAGGTACAGCGGCAGGTTATGTAGTCCAAACAGGCCCAACTCCAGGTACTCCTGTAACACAAACATTACAAAACTGGTTGGACCAATATGCTAGTGTAAAAGACTTTGGTGCCAAAGGTGATGGATTAACTGACGATACCGCAGCAATTAACCGTGCTTTAAACCAATTATATTGCCAACAGCAAAATGTACAAATTCGTCGTTCGTTATTCTTTCCAGCTGGCAAGTACATTGTTAGCGCACCAATTAATATTCCTTCTTATGCTACACTATACGGCGAAGGACCAGATAACTCGATCATTCAAATGGTGGCCACTGGAGCCACAGGAACTTGTGTGGCACAAACTGCTGATAGTTTACAGCAAACAGGTGTAAACATAGGTAATGGTGGCGCTACTCCTCCTGCTGATATTAATATCGGAGCTATGGCATTTCAAAGTTTAGATAATACTAAGAATATATTTTTAGTTCAAACAGCTACTGATTGCGAATTCCGTAGCGTAAGTTTCTTAGGTATTGGCACTACTACTAGTTTAGTAAGTACTGGAAGCAATACATCTGGTGTAACTTTTGGTAGTACAACATCAATCGCAACTAGTGATATTTTATTTAACGGTTGTAGATTTACCGGCACAGTATATGGCGTTAATACAAGCCAACAAACTAAAGGTATAGTAATTACAAATTCTAGTTTTAACACTTTATACCAAGGTGTAGCGTTAGGAACAGGCACTATTGTGAATGGCGGGCCAACAGGTACTCGCATTACAAGTAATGTATTTGATAACATTTATAGTTATGGAATTATATTTGGTGCGATTAGTCTTAACGCAACTGGTTATAATATTTTTTATGATGTAGCAGATCACTTCCAAGGTGTTTCTAATCCAGCATTGCCAATAATTTCATTCGGCGGAGACAACAATGCTAGTATCGGTGATATGTTCCAACGCTCAGATAGTTATGCGGTTGGTCATCCTAGAATTTATATCGGTGAAACTCTTAGTATTGCTACTACTAATGGCAGTCAAATACAGTTAGGTAGAAAAACTGTACAATCAGGATTAACGGTAACCTTATTAGATAACAGTCCAGCACTAAATCCTCTTACAGCGTTTACTGTCGATGTTGCGGAAACAGGTCCTAGTTTTAAAATAGACTATTCAATAGTTCGTGGCACATATTTCAGAACTGGTTCATTCTGGGTAGCAACTGGCGTTGGTACTATTAATTACACCGACGACTACACTGAAAACACAACTGACCCAACTATAGGTATTGATTTACTAGCAACACAAACAGGTACCGTTGTTTCAGTTAAATATACCTCCACATCGGGCATCAATGCCCAAATGAGTTACTCTATTTCTTATTTTAGCTAATGTGGTTCGATGACTTTGCCGACAGGTTAGAATCCTGGGCGGATTTACGCACATCTGCCAATGAATTACCATTGGATCAAGCTCTTGAGCTTGTTAACAATTGGTGGCAAAAAACACCTTGGCAACCATACTACTTACATTGGGACGATCAACCATTATGGCCCGATCCATGGCAACTTTTGAGCGATAATGTCTATTGTGATCTTGCTCGCGGGCTCGGAATCCTATATACTGTAAGTATGTTAGACCATAAAGATTTGGTGTCGTTTGAGCTGGTTTTGACTGAGGACGATCGTAATTTAGTCTTAGTTAACAAAGAAAAATATACACTTAATTGGACTAACGGAGTACTAGTAAATACTCCACCCGGTAAAATAAAAAGACGATTTATCCAGGCCACCATACAATAGAAGTATAAGTAGTAACACAATAACAAAATGAGAGTTAAATGACGCAGATTACAGTAGTTAAAAGAAGCGGTGTAAAAGAACCACTACATATCGAGAAGTGGCAGGCACAAGTAGCTAAAGTTTGTCAAGGCATTGCTGATGTAAGTCAGTCAATGATTGAAATCAAAGCACAACTACATTTTTATGATGGTATTACAACAAAAGAAATCGATGGCATTACATTACGAGCTATTGTAGATTTAATTGACATCGAAAGTAATCCTGATGTTGGGCATACCAATTATCAATATGTAGCAGGTAAGCAACGTCTTAGTATGTTGCGTAAAGATGTTTACGGTTCTTATGATCCGCCACACTTGTATGAGATTATAAAGAAAAATGTAGCCACAGGTTTGTACACTCCGGAACTTCTTGAATGGTATTCAGAAGATGACTGGAACCGAATGAATGAAATGTTGGATCACGAAAAGGATGAAGGATATTCTTACGCGGCCATCGAACAGCTCATTGAGAAATATCTTGTGCGCAACCGCGCCACAAAGGAAATTTATGAAACTCCACAAATTCGTTACATGGTGGCAGCCGCTACTGTGTTCCATAAAGAAGAGCCTAACGCGGCTAGAATGCGTTATATTAAAGAATACTATCAGGCGGCGAGTGACGGTCTTTTTACTCTTGCTACTCCTGTACTCGCTGGTTTGGGTACTCCTACAAAACAATTTTCATCCTGTGTTCTTATCCGTTCTGACGACAATCTTGATTCTATCTTTGCTTCAGGAGAGATGATGGCAAAGTATGCGGCCAAGCGAGCTGGCATCGGCTTGGAAATTGGTCGCTTACGCCCGTTAGGTAGTCCTATTCGTGGCGGTGAAGTTATGCATACAGGTATGGTACCATTCCTTAAAAAGTGGTTTGGTGATTTAAGAAGTTGCTCGCAAGGAGGTATCCGCAATGCTAGTGCTACTGTGTTTTATCCAATTTGGCATTACCAGTTTGACGATCTTATCGTTCTCAAGAACAATCAAGGTACAGACGAAACCCGTGTAAGATTCATGGACTATGGTGTAGTACTATCTGCTTTCTTTTGGCGTCGTTTTAAGAACAAAGAAAATATTACATTCTTTGATCCCAACGAAGTTCCAGAATTATACGAAGCGTTTTATAAGAATACAGAACGCTTTGAAGAACTGTATGTTAAGTATGAAAAACGCAAAGATTTGCGTACTAAGACAATGGCAGCCGAAGATGTATTCAAAGGTGGCATACTAAAAGAGCGTACCGATACCGGGCGCATCTATCTAGTGTTTATTGATAATGTTCAAAATCAAGGACCGTTTGACCCTGAGTTCCACACCATCTACCAGTCGAACCTTTGTATGGAAATTCTTTTGCCGACTAAGAGCTTTAAGCGATTAGATGATGACGAGGGCAGGATTGCTCTATGTACACTGGGCAGTATTAACTGGGGTGCGTTCCGTAATCCAGAAGATATGCGTCGTGCTTGCCGTATTTTACAACGTTCGCTTTGTAACATTCTTGATTACCAAGACTTTTTAAGTATTCAAAGTCAATTAAGCAATGATGAAATTCAGCCACTAGGCATTGGTATTACTAACTTAGCATACTGGCACGCTAAACGTGGTATGAAATACGGCGAATCGGATGCTCTTGCTGAAGTTAAAACCTGGACTGAACACCAGGCATACTATCTAACAGAAGCAACCGTGGAGTTAGCCAAGGAGCGTGGTGCTTGCTTACATAGC